TTACGCCCTTGCACAGATTAAGAGTGTAAGTGATGTGACTGCTGCAACTGTTCAAAGTTTAGAACAACGTAAAGCGGCTGAGATGTCAGCGTTGGAACAAAAGAAAGCCAACAACTTAATTAATGAAGAATTATATAGTCGTGAAAAAGAAAACATAAGCAAACATTACGACTCTATTATTAACGAAACAAAACAAGCACAAGACACAATTAACGATATTTTGTCAAGTGCTGCTAGAGAAAACAGAGTACTTACTAAATCAGAATTAGACCAACTAGAAGAAGCTTATAAAAAAGTAGGTAAAACAGCAACCGAAGCAGCTACGGAAAGTAAGGAAGCACAGCAAATTTTACAAGAGGCTTTCAACGACACAACAGCGGCGGCAAAATTGGCGGCGCTGAAACAAATGGGAATAATTGACCAAGCTAAAGAGACTTACATTAAAGGGCTTGGAAGTGCTGAGAAGAAAGTTCAAGAAATGAATAAAGCTCTTGACGAGTGGGCTGCTAAAGAAGGCGGGTTCAAGACAATCGGTATTGAATACGAAGGGGGCGACATTGCTTTCAACTTCAAAAACGATTATGAACGTGCATTAGCTTTACCAGATATTAAAAAAGCTATTATGATTTCTGAGAGTCAAGGTCGCACTATTAAGATGACTATTGATGATTTGAATTTCTTAAACAGTATGGGAATACACCCTAAAAACGTTGAAATTGTAGATAATGCAAGTCAACCGTTAGACAACGTTAATAGTAAGATAGGTCATTTTAAAGATATGGATATTGCACCTAAGTCAATAATGGTGCAAGATGACGCAACACCAAATATCACACAAGCATTTAACAAACTGTTAGACTTTGCGTCACTAAATGTTCCGGACAAAAACATTAATGCAACTGACAACGCAAGTGCTGTAATCGACCAAGCTAAATTTAGTTTAGACGGATATAACGCTACAGAAACACCAGTAAAATCAATTATGGCACAAGGGAATGCAACACCATTCACGGATCAAGCGACAAGTAGTTTAAATACATTCAACGCAACAGGAACGCCAACAAAATCAATCATGGCACAAGGTAACGCAACGCCGTTCACAAATCAAGCAACGAGCAGTTTAAATGCGTTTAACGGAACACCTACACCGCCAAAATACCTGTCAGCAGTTGACGCCGCTAGTGGTACTATTTGGGGTGTAATTGGACTATTAAATAGTATTCCTCGTGAAGTCGTGAGTGTAATAAGAACTGTAAGTGTGATGTCAGGTATTCCAAGTTTCCCTGGATTCTTTGCAACAGGTGGAAATATAGGAATGTTCGCAAGAGGTGGAAACATAGGACAGACAGAAAGCTTACAACCTAATTATACTGGTATAGTTGGAGAAGCTGGACCGGAGTTATTCAGAGTAACTAAGAACGGAGTTAACATTACACCGTTATCAACTAGTGAAAAGATAAAAGGTATAAGTGGTGCATTGGCAGAACACGGAGCTAAAACCAATGGTAATGAGATTAACGTAACAATTAATGTTACTGGAAATAATATCAACAACAAAGAAGATATAAATGTGTTAGTTGACACGATAGAAAATAAATTAGTAAGAAAAATGAAAGAAATAAAATCAATGAGTTTCGGAGGTGGTAGAAATGCCGTTACACTTTAATAAATTAACGTTCAATGGGAAGTCTACCGCCGATTTCCCATTTGATATATATGTAATAGAAAATGATGGGATCAATAAAGGGAAAAGAAAAGATAAGATATTCACATCTGATTATATTACAGGTGGAATAGTTAGGACAGCTAAAGTATATGAAACGGTGGAAAAATCATACAAACTGTTAATTCACGGTGTTAGTTTAGCTGAAATAAATGACGTGTTAATATGGCTTGACGGTAGCGGTAAATTAATCGCTGCTGACAACCCCAACCGTTATTACGAGGTATTAACAACCTCAGCTGTAAGGTCAAGGCTTGGCGAGGTAGATGAATATGAAATTGATGTAGTATTCACGTGTAACCCGTTCTCTTACAACATGGTAAAAGATGTTAAGACATTCACAGCAAATGGAACACTCGATAATAATACGGGCTTACCTATGTATCCTAAAGTTACAGTATATGGAAACTTTACAGAAGAAAGCACATTAACAATCGGTAAGCAAGTAATAAGAATAAAAGCTATAGTTGATAAAATTACGATTGAGTGTAAACAAGGTGAACAGAATGTTTACGACAAAAACGGAGGCCTTTTAAATAGTATAATGCTAGGAGATTTCTTTGAAATACCAACAGGACGTAGTGGTGTTGTGTTAGGTACAGGAATTACAAAAGTAGAAATTGACTGTAGGTGGGGGGCGTTTATATAATGTTGTGGTTATATGATGAAAACGAAACAGATTTTACCTATAACGGAATTGTGTTAAATAATGCTTACGACGCTGACATTCATTGGGCGCTTAATTCAACTTACAAGCTTACATTTAAGTATCCAACAGTTGACAATGAACTTTATGCAACTATTGAAAAAGGAATGATTGTCAAAGCTGATGAGCATGATAGGAAAAACCTTTTTAGAATTAAAGACATTGATATTAATGAACACGAACAGTCAATCACAGTTACAGCATATCAAAAGACATTTGACTATAGTAAACGACTTGTTAAAAACTTTTCAAAGATTAACTCAACTTGTCAAACTGTGTTAGATGAGTGGGTTGCGAATTTTATGTCAATAGAAAAAGACTTTAGTTGGTTTTCAGATATCAAAGAGCCAAACTCATTCATCACGTATAAAGATGAAAAAGATACATCTTTAAAATCATCATTTGACTTATTCGGAAAAATAGCTGACACATTCAACGGTGATATCGATATGCACAACAACAGAATTAGCATATTGAAAAAGTTAGGTCGTGACACAGAAGAAGTTTTAACGACAGCTAAGAATATCACATCTTTTGTCACATCTTCTAATGCAGATGATATCGTGACTAGATTATATGTAACATCTACATTTAGAGTTGGTGACAAAGAGGATAAAGAAAAGCTAAAAGAAAAGCATAGGTTAGAAATGCAAGCCTTGAGAGATTCACAGAAGAAGTATTCTAAAGAAAGCAACGATAAACTCAAGGCACAGCAAATGCAAGACGAGATTAATTCACGTTACGCAAGGGAAGTTTTAAAAACTAATCGAACTGTTAAACGTAGCGGTCAGACATTCAAGACTTATGCACAAATAGAAGCTGAGGTCAGAGCTAAATATCAAGAGCGTGAACTAAAAGCTAACCAACGTAAAGTAGCAAGTCAACAAGCTGCTGATAAGAGAAAAGCTGAAATCGAGGCGTTAAAAGCTAAACATAAAGAAGAGACAGCCGCACTAGACGAAGAAGTAACAATCAATCTTATTGTGGAAAGTCCATTGATTAATGACTATCCATTCATTAACGAAATGTCTGTAAGTAATAACGACCTAAGAACTGCTGAAGAGCTTGAAGAATGGGCGATTGAGCATTTCACAAAAGATAATATTGATAAACCTAAGAACTCTATTAAAGTAACTTATGAACAACTTTCTGAGAATATCAATCGTGGAGACACAGTTATTCTTAAATATACTAAGTATGATATAGACGAAAGAATACGAATTGTTGAGACACATTATGATCCTATCGCTAAACGTTGGATTGAATTTATTCTAGGAGAAAAGGAAAGTAATCTAGGTCGTGAAGTTTCTCAAAGCTCTCACAATGCTGAGAGTAAGGCAAATGCTTATACTGATTGGGTGTCGTTAGAGTTTGAGAAGAAAGTTAAAGAGCAGTCTGAGAACTTTGAAAAAATATTCTCTGACAAAGAAGATGAGTTGAAAAAGAAAATCGAAGACGGAATTGAAACTACACGAGCTGAGTCTGAAGTGTTTAAGTCTGAAATTAACGATAAAGTGCAAAAAGCAATATCTGAAATAGAAGGTGTAGACAAAGAACTTCTAAATAAATTGAAAGATAAGATAGCTGAAACTAATCGTATTGCTGAGGCGACTGTTAAAATGGTCGGAACAGATGACAGTATTACATACGGTAAAAATAGATTAGACGGAGACACTACACGAGATTTGAAAGCAGGAACATATTTTGTAGAACTTGCTCACAACGGAGACGGATTCGAAGTAGGTCAGAAATATACGATAAGCTGGGAGGCTGTGTGTACTGTTGATGATTACTACGATATAATCGTTAAATTAAGTAGACCAGTTAAACATGATGTGCAAGTATTTCTAATGGATCCTACACAATTTTACGACACAATGGTTGTTAGTTATAAACCAGGAGAAACAACACAACCATTGCTACACGTGTATGACGCTCATTATTTATTTAGTGTGTTAAGCCCTATGTTTAAAAAACAAGATATAGAAATAAGTGTTAGAAGTGCTTCAACTTATATTGTACCTATGGAGTATAAAGAATTTGGTGACGCCGCATACGAAACTGGTAATTTAATCGGTGAGTGGAGCGAAGACACAATGTATGTATTTGACGGAGGTAATTAGATGACAGAAATAATACCGGTAAGAGTCCAACATAAAAGAATGGATCTCGCAGACTGGAACAACAGCGAAATAACCTTGTTAGATGGAGAGATTGCGATTGAGTCGGACACTGGAAAAGCGAAGGTAGGAAACGGAACTGACTTATATAAAAATCTACCATATATAGCAGGAGCAAGAGGAGAAAAGGGAGATAAAGGCGAACAAGGGATACCGGGCGTACAAGGTATTCAAGGAATACAAGGTGTACCGGGTGTTAACGGAAAAGACGCAGTACTAGGGAATTACAATTTAATTGTCGATTCCACTTTTAAAATAAACAACTTAAGACGTACTGGAAACCCAGAGACTGAAATTATAGAAGACGATTATAACGGTCATAATTCATTAACTATTAAAAAAAGTGGTGCTGACACTTACACTTGGGCGGGTGTGCAAATTGACACTAACGTTAGCAAGTTAAAACAAGGCGATAAGCTAGTGTTAAGATTACCCATATATGTATATGACGACGTTGAAGTGGATCACGGTGTTTATTTTGCGATAAAAAAACACACAGGTAATAAAACTCTGAAAAGTATTGAGTTTACTAATTTAGAAAAAAACAAGTGGGTAATTCACGAAGAGATTATTAATATAGAAGAGAATGTTGACTTCGCAAATGAGACGTATTGGTTTTACATCTACGCAGTAAAAAACGGACATTTTAAAATTTCAGAACCTTATATAGGTTTTGGAGATAAAGCCGTTAGTAAGTGGCAACCGAGCATAGAAGATTTAAAAAGCGATACGTTGCTGAATACTCAGAATAATCAACCGTTGAAATATTGGGTAGGTACTCAAGAACAGTACGACGCTATCTCTGTTAAAGACGAAAACACAATATACGACATAGTTAAGTAGGTGATGTTGTGAAAAGAGTAAAATTAATGATTGGTAACAGAGAGATTTCACGTAGGTATTTAGGTAATAATCTATTGTGGAGCAACGAAAAAATAAAACTAGTAAAAATACTAGAAGGGTGTTTTGTAGAATTTTCAACGCCTTACATTTCAATAGTACCTAATGACGTGAGATTTACTGAAGTTGACAAGATTAAAAAAGTATATTTCAACGACGTTGAAGCTATAGGGTTAAAGAATGTGGAGTTTATAGACTACAGATATAGAGTAAATTTCGTAAATCAATCTGACAAAGAAAATTTACTAGATAAATTAGGTTGGGTATTCTCATCTAGTGAGTCTGGTGTAACTGTAAGATTTGAAGGAGAGTAGGTGGTTAAATGGATATAGAAGTTAATGAAGGTAAGCAAGAAGCGATAGTCAGAAACGGTAAATATGAATATACATTCACACCTACTAAACCCGACGAGAAAGTTAAGATATACCACATGGGGTGTAAAGGAACAACTCGACTTTCTAAGATACAACTTGAAAAAGGAGACGACGTAACAGCGTTTGAAAAACCCTACGAGAAAGCAAATGCATTAAGCGGTGTGTTCAAACAAATCAGAGACCTCGACGTTCAAATGAGAGATCCTAAAAGTGAACTGTGGGGGAAAATCAAACTTAACCACAAAGGGTTAATTACAGAGTTTCAGAATAACGAACTTAGAACAATTCTAGCTGCAACCGCTGAGGGGTTTAACTCAACTGTAACAGCGTTAGAAAATAGCGTTGTTAAGAAATCTGATATAAGTATCACACCTAACGGGATAAGGTTAGGAGCTGAGAAAACGATTGACGGTAACACAATTTCAAGCTTGTTAGTCGCACAGCCCGAGAGTATTAACATTATATCAAGATTAGTTAGAGTAACTGGAGATATGATTGTTAACGGTACAATCGAAGGTAAACACATAAAAGTTGGAAGTATCACAACACCACTTATCGACGCTAAGGCTGTCAAGGCTCGACATATTGACATAGACGACGCATTAATTAGAGAATTAATCTCTAACAAAGCGTTTATCCGTGAACTGTGGGCGACTGACGGATTTATTGAAAACTTACACAGCGTTAAAATTCGTAGTACTCAGATTGACACCGACACGTTAAATGGTGTAATAATCACAGGTGCCTCACAAATTAGAATTGGTCAAAACGGTTATTTTGAGCCGTTCGGAACTGGTGTACGTTTCGTATTACCTCATGAGAACAGACCTAACTCTAGCGGTGTAGGTGTTCAGTTTAACGCAACTCATAACGCACTAGGGAAAGGATTGTCGGTGTTTAACATAACGGACATACAAAACCCTAATGCAGCTAAACCAATTTACGATGAAGTGTTAATGACTGTACACGGTCAAATTCATATGGGATTCCCATTTTTTGATAATAGGATTAGAAAGTTCAGTAACTTTATAGGATCTGTAGTCGTGTCTAACGTTAGCAACAACAAACCTGTTATACCGTGGGGGTGGAAAGCTGGAAGTAGCGGAAGTCCTACCTATTCTAAAATATCATGGTTGTCGTGGTTATGGGGTGTTGAAGGTGGAGCAAGAATTGTGTTCGGGTATCCTTACGAGAATAATGTAAACTATTTCGCTATAAGAGTAGGCGAGAGTTATTCAGATAGGAAACTTAAAGAGAATATCAAACCAACAACTGATAGAGCGTTAGATTTAATAGATAAACTACAGTTTAAACAGTTTGACTGGAATAAAGACTACAAAGAAACGGGTAGTCAGAAACCTGTTAAAGTAGGACTAATTGCACAAGATGTACAAAAGCTAGATGACGCACTAGTAACTAAAAGTCCTGACATACTAGAGTTAGAGCATTTCAGACTTACAATGTATGCCTTGAAGTCGATTCAAGAATTATCGGAAGAAAACAAAAAACTTAAAGAAAGAATAGAGGATTTAATAAATGGAAGAAAATAAACTACAACCAATTCACATTATCGCACAAGAATTAATTGAAAAGACGTTAGAGCTTGCGAATTATAAAGTAGCATATGAGGAGTTAAAAAAAGAAAACGAAGAACTAAAAAAGAAAAAAGGAGCTAAGTAATGGCACTAGAGATTTTAACAAGAAATGCACAGCCAGAAGCTGGAGGGTATAAAAGTGTCTATGTTCAGTTTGCATTGAATAAAAGCTCTCTATATCTTAATGGTGGCGTTGATTTACCTGGTAAATTTGCAACTGCTAGTGATAGTGAGATCCTTGAAGAGATTAGAAAACAACTAGCACAACAAATGTTTACAGGAGAAACGACACCTGCGTTAGTAAGTGAGTACGCAAACTTAAAAGAAGAAGTTACAGTCTTAGCTAATAACAAAACAGAGCCAACAGATAGAGTTAAAGCATTACGTAAGTTAGTGGCTAAGGTTAACAAAGGTAACGATAAGCTTATTATGACGCTATTACTGAATGTGTTAGACGCTAAGGTTATTAATGATAACAAAGATACTATAATCAATGCATTTGACAACTACGACATAGGTGTTGAATACTCTGTAGGTGACAAGGTTAAATACAACAGTAAGCTATATGAAATAGTTGAAGAACATACGTCAGTTGATGTGTGGAAACCAGATGTAGAAACTAGCAAGTATAAAGAAATAATACTAACTAGAGAAGAGACAAACGGAAAAGACGACATAGAAGATGAGAAAAATAGATATGTAACAAAAGCACAGTTAGACGAAGGAATGGTAAGTGTAATTAACACAATCGTCGGAATGCTAGAGGAGGGCAACGAAAATGATGAACATAATGGAAACGCTGAAAGTAACGAAAGGAGTTCTGAAAGTGATTAGACCGAGTAGACTAAGATTTAAGAAGAATGATTATTTAGTTCAACTTTACGTGAGACAATTAATCACGAAAGTAAAAACTATTAACGAAGTACCAAATTTAGGGAATTTAAGAGAAGTTGTGCAGTCAGAAGTTGACCGCATTGAAAGAGAATACGAGGAAAGAGAACGAAATTAATGAGTGACGGATTAATACTAGGACTTAGCACGGGAGTAGCAATGCCATTGTTGACAATGATTGTTAAATGGTATAACAAGAAAGACGAACAAAGTCTGAATGAGATTAACGACACTTTAAAAGAAATTAAAGAATTAACAAGAAAAACAGCTGACGGGACAAAGACAATCAGCCGTTATAGATTGTTGAAAGATATGAGTAGGATAATAAATCGTGGTTGGATCAGTACAAAAGAGCTTGAAGAAGTTACGATATTATATCACTCGTATCGTGAACTAGGAGGAAATAGCACAGTCTCAGAAATATACGACTTGTGCAAAAAACTACCTGTAAAAAATGGAGGTGCTGACACATATGATAGATAAAAAAATACAGTTACAATTCAACAGCACAGTAAATAAAAGGGTTAGAGTTCGTAGTAATTGCGAACTCTATTCTCATGACAAAAACAACAACGAGTTTGAACTAACAATAAACAATCACACCTTAACTAACGAAGAAATAACAGTACTATTCAAGTTTGTAAAGTCAATTAAATATTGGGAAACTCAAGGGAAAATTGAAGATAACAAGATTAAATTTAAGTTTGACACTAGTTTAATAACAGAGAATGAAAGAGTAAACTGTTACATCATCTTAAAAAACGAAGAGAAAGAAAGCGATATTTACTCATTTAGCTTTGATGTCAAAATGTCAGAGTACGATTTAAAAGACAACTTACCAGTTAAAGAGCGATATTTTGCAAATAGTGTAGTTGTAGATAAGTTAGACGTGTTAACAAAAGAAGTACTAGCAGAGGAACTAGAAAAGGCTAAAAATACATTTACTTTAAAAACTGACTTATCAGAGTTTGTAAGGACTAGCGATATTTCAGACGTTGTGAGAACAGCAGCGTTGAATGACTATCAACTAAAAAGTGAAATGCCAAATGTTACAGAGATAGTTAATAACACAATAGATAACAAAGGTTTTATAACAACACATCAAAGTTTAGTTGATTATGCCAAAAAGTCAGAGTTACCTATTGACTATGTATCTAATGCTAAATTAGAGGAGTTAAAAACACAGCTAACAATAGACACTAGCAACTTTGCGACAAAGCAAGAGTTACAAGCTATTACTGGTAGTCAACTAAATGTTGACAACCTAGTTACTAAAGATGAATTAAATAGCAAGAATTACTTAACGCAGCATCAATCATTAGATGACTATGTAACAAAGAATGAGTTAGATAACAAGCACTATTTAACACAACATCAAGATATTAGTAACTTAGCGACAAAGCAAGAATTACAAGAGGTTAGCAACCGTCAAGTAACGGTTGACACTTCAAACTTAGTGACAAAAGATGAGTTAGCAAACAAAGGTTATTTAACAACACATCAAAGTTTAGAAGAGTATGCTAAAAAAACTGAACTACCACAACCGTATAATGATACTGATATTAAGAGTAGGTTGACAACTCTTGAAAATAGACCAGCAGGAAATGTTGATACTAGTGAATTTGTTACGAAGCTAGATTTACAAAAAGAATCAATTAGAATTAATACACTTGAATTTAATGTGAGTACAACTATTGCTAAATTTGAAACACCGTTTAAAACAACAGAGTTAACAAGTGTTGAAGATTATCTGAATAACACACTTGAACACACTCGACATGAAAATTATGGTCGATTATATTCAGATAAATTAGGAAATCATTTAGTTGTTACGGGCAGTCGAAAAACAGCTAAATTTGAAACGTTGCTATATACAGTAGGAAGTTCATTGCCTGACTCTTACGAGCCTGACTTTGAGTTTTCAGAGGAAGATAATCTTAAATTCATAACAACGCAAAATATACATAATTATTTACCTACAAATACTGGTAACACTGGTAACACAACTGAACTGGATAACCGATTAAAAGTTCTAGAGAGCAAACAATGGGAAATTCACGGACGAGGAATGCCAAATGGCGTAGTTACAGCACCTGTTGGAACGACATACGTTGATGAAGCAGTAACAAATGGTGCGTTGAAGTGGATAAAGAAAAGTGGCACAGGTAACACAGGTTGGGAAGTTCTAATCGGAGATACAGGTTGGAAAATACTTCCGTCAGTATCGAAATTAGGAAACTCATTTGTCAAAATAAGACGTGTTAACAATGTAGTATCTTATCAGTTCGGAGGCTTAAGCTGGGGCTGGTTTGGAATCGTTAGAAGAGGTGGTGCAGGATATGTTCTGCAAGGCTCTGACAAGGAACGAAATTGTTATATTATTCAAAATAATGGAATCCCAGCAGGATATAGAACTGAAGCTTCACTTATTGGGAATATATATAACGATAAAGGCGTTTCTTATGGGACATGGTATTTAGGCGGCGTTGGAGATTATAACCAGTTAAGATTCCAGTTCACAGACCCTATTCCAACGGATAGAGATATTGGAGATATTCGAATAAGTTCAATATCTTATTTAACTAATGAGCCATGGCCGCAAAATTAATTAATGAAAGGAGGTGGAAACAATGATAAACTGGAAAGTACGTTTTAAAAACAAACGCTTTGTACTAGCGTTTATAGCAGCGTTATTGCTACTAATCAAACAAGTTGCAATGTTGCTAGGATATAATCTAAATACTGAAATGTTCAACACTAACATTAATGGAATTGTTGACACAGTATTTCTTATATTAGGGTTGTTTGGAATAGTTAACGACCCTACAACAAAAGGTTTTAGCGATAGCGAACAAGCCTTGACATACGACAAGCCGAAACAAGACTAATGATAGTCTTTTTATTTTATTCAAAACACAGGAGGAAAAGAATAATGGTTAGAACAACAGATTTAGTAAACGAAGCAAGACGTATAGCAAATTTAGGAATAGGTGTTGACCAAGACGGAGCATATGGAACTCAATGTGTAGACTTACCGAACTATTTAAGCTCTTATTTCTTTGGGAAAACATTGTGGGGCAATGCGATAGACTTGCTTAATAGTGCAGCAGCATTAGGATATAAAGTTGAGTATAACGTTGTAGGAGATCTTAACAGTAGACCAAAAGCTGGAGCAGTATTTGTGATGGACACAACATATACAGCAGGTCATTCATACGGACATACAGGACTTGTAATTGAAGATTCAGACGGTTATTCAATGAAAACTATTGAACAGAACGTTGACGGTAATTGGGATAGCTTATATGTAGGAGGTCCAGCAAGATATATAACTAGAGATTTTGAAGGAATTGTAGGGTGGTTCTACTACCCTGTAGATGATACCCCAGCTAGTAACCCAGTTACTACAGACTTACAGTCTCTAGATAGACCAAGAGTATTTACTGTTAAAGTACCAAATTTAAATGTTCGTTCAGCTCCATCATTAGATGCTGAAGTTGTAGCAAGTTATGATGAAAATGAAGAGTTCAATTATACAGAATACTGTTATGCTAATGGTTATGAATGGTTATCTTACATTTCTAACAGTGGAGAACGTAGATATGTAGCTAGCATGGAAATAGCATCAGGAACTGATTATGGTACATGGAGATACTTGTAATTAAATATAATTAGTGGTAAAATATAAGAGATGAATATTTTTTATATTTTATTCCCTAAAGCCTAGCGTAATTGCTGGGCTTCTTTTTTTATTTCCTTGTTTTGAAGTATTTAATTATAACCAGGAAATATGATATAATATATGTGTTAAGCTTAACAAACTTTTCATATTAACTCCCTTATTTGTTATTACCTACCAATTAATTTTGGTAGGTCTTTTTTTATGTCTATCGAGATAGAAATATTTTAAAATTTCCGTTAAAAAAGTATTGACAATATACCTTATATAGAGTATAATTATAGTACAAGGTAAAGAAAGAAGGTTGAAGAAAATGACAGTAGACAAGTTAATTAAAGATATAGAGGAATTATTTGAAACTGATATCACCGATTATAGAATTTCTAAAGATACTGGGATCACATTAAGTGTTATCCAAAATTACAGAAATGGTAAATATGCATTAGAGAATATGACATTAAAAATAGCTAAAAAATTATACGAATACAAGGAGAGATTAGACATGAGAAACTACGATAAAATGATGATAATAGTAAATGAATTAGTTTTAGAAGACGGAGCAACAGTTACATATTGGAACGGTAACAAACCTAATGATTGTACTTGCTGTTATTCAGTTGATGAATTAAAAGCGCATTTAGGACGAATGGAAGAAGACGACTATGAAGAATTAGTTTTCCAAGTAGACTTTGAAGACGAAGAAAAAGCGTATCAATTTTATCTTAGCGACTACGATAATGTTGTCAACAAAGAAGAATTTACAATGAGTTTACTACATAACACAAGATAAAACTTACATTTCTAAGTGTGCAAAAAATGTGCTAAACATAAACTTATATGATGTTATATGGAAATATCGACAGTTAAAAATGCTGTTAAATCAATCATATAACATCATGTGTTTTTATATAAGATACTAGTAATATAATAAAAGG